AAATGCGCAAAGGTAAGCGCTATGTCTCTGATAGTGAGGCGGTTTTTATGGCCGAAAATGCAAACATCGACCCGAAGGAAGCATTGCTGGGCTGTCACAGTGACCGCAACGATAACCCGAAGTTAAAACAGTTGTGGGCGGAGATTGCAAAAAAGCTCAATAGCCAAGGAATTCAGGCCTTTACGGTGACTTTTTTGGCGTCTGGGTTGATGGTGACATCTCTACTTGGGGATATATCCCAGTGCGCATTATGATTGTCTTATGTTAAATGCTAATCATGGGAAAAATATACACTCTGTAGATATTCACTGTGTTTATTATGCAATTCCTCATTAACCAAGGATTGCAAAAAGTGACACCATGTCCAAAAAATTAACTAATAATTACATTTTCAGAAAATTCACTTGCGGATTGTCAAAGATTGAGACGGCTAACCTTTGTTTCAAAAGTGTGAGGACCGTCACGCGGTGGGATTACGGGCAGGAGATACCCCCAGAATGCAGAAGACTTATGAAAATGTACTCCGGCAGAGAATTGGGCGCTCTGAATGAAAATTGGGAGGGCTGGAGAATTAACAAGGAGGAACTCATTGTGCCCGGAGGGTGGAGCCTAACACCTGACAGAATCATAACTGGCAACGCACTGCTAGAACTCAACAACGAAAGCGACAGGCTGTATAAAATGAGAATCATGAAGGCAGCCAGATTGCTAGACAACCTAAATTCAATTAAGCGCCAATAAAAACAAAGCCCCAGAGGAGGGGCTTATTTGTCACCAGTGACGGGGGCTAATTTTGGTTCATTGAAACCAGCCTACCAGTCACCGAATCACGTAAAACATTAATTGTCAGATTCTCATTTTCGCACAAGATACTGATAGCATGCTTAATATCAGACTCTCTATCTTCAGGCATCCAAAGAGTTACTTTCTTGTAACCAGCATCCTTCATGCGCTGTTCATACTTTGCGTTTCTACTCATATAATCACCACCTTAACCCCCATACTTTTAAACCTGGTTCTCAACCATCTAAACCATTGATTTCAAAGAGAGCGAAAATTTAAAAGTGTTCTTTTTAGGTAAATAGCCCCTTTGCTCTATATGAGATCACATACAAAAAAATATGCAACTGATTTTTCCAACATCGTACCGCGCTGTAGGGAATGACGACCCCAATACTTTCACCCCGTATTACTAGACGGGGTGACGCTGCGCACCAAATTTCACCGCAGGAACCGACAGGCAGGAGAGCCCTGAAACCAAAAGACGGCTTATCAGGAAGGAAGGTTTTCAAACACTTTTCAGCATGGTCGGGCACGGAAATTTGAAACCTGTTACACAAATCAACATCACCGAGTTTCCTTGAGCATGCCTGCGGCATAAAAGCAAGCTTGATTGTTGTAACTAGATTCAAGTGGCGATATGATGGCTACACCTTGAAAGATGTAACAGGAATCAAGAAATGAAAAAGGACGAGCAAATCACCGTATTCGATATCGACGGAATAGATGGCAGGCAGGGGCACGGCGGCAAACGGAAAGGGTCAGGGCGCAAGAAGGGCGAACCAACCACACTGATTCGCGTTTGTGAGGATATCGAAACACACCTGAAACAAGTATCCGACCACTATAAGACACTGACCCCAGAGCAGAAAAGAGAGCTCAGAATCAATCTGAACAACCTAACCGATGCCAGTTAGGTAACCTCCCCGCGGGAGCGGGGCCCCTCCTAACTGCATCGCTAGATTGACAGGAATGATGAAGGGGAGCCCATTTCCAGCTCACGACTTGTATTGCATACCACAATCGAATCAAACCCCTCATAATTAAGAGAATAAATACAATCACCCATCTGATTGATTGTATAGCCCATCTTGCGCAGGTCATCCGACGTCAATGCAAACTGCCTGAGATTGTTCTGATACGCCTCCAAATAAACACGGTCAAACGACAAATCCAAATCAAACTTGTTATCCTGCCTGATGGCTATCTGGCGACTATGACCCGTCACATACAGCACAAACTCATCAAGGGGATGCAGATGAGGGCGCGATTTCTTAGCCGCTGATTGCTTTTGACCCGATTGATTGCCATCAACAACCTTCTCAGACTCCCCAGCTGTCTGCTCAACCTCCTGAACTACCTCTACTCGCTCCTTCATAGCAAACGGACTCCTGACACCACCACTCAACACGAATATCAATACCCCCCCAAGCAGAACAACCGACCCGATAACGCTCCAATGCTTCCAAATTGGCTTAACATCACTAGCAGTAGCCTCGTTTACGGTCGAACTGCTTTGTGTATGAGACTTGTAATAGGGGAATATCTTCTTGTCATATTTACGCTGCTCAACATTGACCACCGCGCCGCGATAACCGTCCTGAACCTTCTTGGTATAGGTTGTAGACGAGCCTAGCGCCGTATTCTTGGTACACTTGTAAACAACCTCAACCAAGTTCAATACATCGTTGTCAGTCTGTCGGATATGCTGGGTAATCAGCAAAATATCGACACCGTAATGACCGTGCATAGTATAGAACTTTTTGACCTCGGGCAGCGTACCCCCACGCGGCAGACAGAACTGACATTCGTCAATAACAAACAAAGGCCCTCTGTTATCCTCATCACGCCAATCATCCTGATAATGCTCAGGCTGAGAAAAGTAATAACTATTCGACTTAGAGGCAAAGTCAGCCGTATCGTAATTGTCAACGATACAAATCAAATCCTCCACATGGTCGCCAAGCACCTTTTTAAAATAAGCTATATTCAAGGGCAGGTTGGTTATCACCTTGCGACCTGACTTAATAGCCGGAATAACATGATACTTGACCGCCTCGTAAGACTTACCCGAACGCGGACGACCCTGAATTAAATAAATCATATTATGACCCTAACCGTACAAAAGGAATTAACTGGAGAATCAGACGTATCGTAATTGACACGATAATAATAGCCAGCGCCTGCGGTAATCCAATCTGAGCCATTACCCAAGCAACCCCCGAAGGAAAGCCCGTCAAATACTGAGACAGGTCAACAGGGGCCAGCATATCGCTTATTAATGACACCAACCCCTTTGCAGCTCCCAGCATCTGCTCAAACAACGCCAAAAGCATATCGCTCATCATATCAACCAGCGAAATAACCAGCTTGTACAAGAAATCAAGCAAGATATTAAACAGCTCAACCACCCAATCAAACATATTAACCCCCAAAGACCAATGCGCGTGACAATATAGTTGCCCCGAACATTATGCAAAGACGAATAAACAGCCAGACACCCGCAGGCAAATCAAAGCTATGACGTCCATAGCGACCGAAATAACCCAAATCAAAATTGATACTAAAATCCGGCTTGGCTGCATTGCTTATATCGACATTAAACTTGTCAAGAAAGGCAAACGAACCGCCATTACGCATATCATCGGTAAAGGCTGTCACAAGACCACCAAGCCCATCAGGATATTTAGACGTATAAAACCCCTTGCAAGAACCATCCTGAAAACAAGCCACCTTTCCGGCTCCCGATGTATCCAGACTCGCCAAAGAATTTGAATTATCTACCAGCTCACCAACTGCCGACTCAATATCTTCCAGCGTCTCATTACCAACCTTTTGCTCATCCCGCAATTTTCTCCAGTCAGATTCTGGGGCAGGGGAGTTAGCCAGTGCATCCAATAACTGCTGCGACCTTTGAGAGTCCTGCTGCTCATTAACAACCAACGTCTCGTTAATAGTATTCAACGACTCGTCAACCTTATCTAACTTTTCATTGGTAACTGTATGGTTATCACCCAACCCTTGAGTTAACTCGTCGATATTAGCCAGAGTGTCATTAGAAGTCTGAACCTTTTCATTCAGCGCTTCCATAGCCTTGAAATCCTCGATAGCCTGATTAATCATCATCATATTGTCATCATGAATAGAATTAGCCATATCACCAACAGAAGAATTAATATCACCCAGCTTATTATAATTCCGGTCAAAATTAGTCAGGAACTCACCCTGCATAGAACGAAGGATAATTAATTCCTCCTCGGAAAAATTAGCCATATGCTCCAATGAGCTTTTTGATAGCTCAGCCGTTTCGTTATACTTATTATATAAGGCAAGCTGCTCCTCAAGTGTAGAGTTAATTGCGATATCAGAGTCCAAAATCGCATTTAAATTCACACCAAGCCCCTTGGTGGCTGTTTCAATATTTATCAATGCATCCTTGTTTGACCGCGCTAAATTATCAACACTACCTGCAATACCCGCCGTATTACTTTTTATGTCTGAAAAGTTATCACTATTAAATGAACGTAAAGCCGCAATTTTATTTAACACAGGAGATAGGTCAGCAGGCTCTCCCTGAAATCCTTGTATACCTTGATCACCTTGATCACCTTTATCACCTTTACTCCCATCTTTCCCATTGGAACCATTGTGGCCATCTTTTCCATTGGTACCATTAGCGCCATCTTTCCCATCTTTCCCATCTTTCCCATCTTCCCCAGTATCACCTTTGTCCCCTTTATCTCCTTTATCCCCCTTGTCTCCTTTAACTTTATCATTGCCTTTATTACCACTTGAAGTAGAGCCACCGCCAGCATGAGCGCTAGAACCACCACTAGAACCACCACCGCCAATAGAACCGCCAGAGTTACCCCCAGTATTGTTAGGGTCTTCATCGCCTCCAGTTTTATTTGGGTCTTCACCACCACCACCGCAGGCATCACCCGTACAAGGTGGCTCTATTGGGGTCTCAATACACCTACCTAATATTTGCCTCGCTGAATCACTACAGTGATATGTATGAGTATTTTCATAGTCAACCTTTGGAGAAGACAAACACGCATTAATCATACTGCTTAATTTGGCCTTACCAGATGATGATTCACAAAACTTTTCACATGACCCAGAAGCTGAATCTAATTCCGTACCTGACGGACAACTACTATAATAATCCATAGTTAACAAACGGTACTCATCACCATCTTTATAACGAAGCTGACGATCATTTAATATCATAACTTCAGAAACGCCAGGCTCAGCACTTACGCACGCTACAATACCACCGGCATCGTAACGCTTATAATAATCACAAGAACCGAAAGAACCCGCGTTGTACATTGTTTCCGCAAACGTATTAAAAGAACAAAAAATAAAGAATATTAAAAACAGACGTTTCATATTCACCACCATAAAAAAAGGCGACCGAAGCCGCCTAGTTAAAACTTAATAATGATTAACGCCAGCCCTGCAAGACCGCATAGGCCGTAATTGCACCAATCAGCGACCAAACGGTAATTATCAAATCATGCAGAAGTGACGTCATAATTAAGCCTTGTTAACGGCACGCTTGGCTAGAGAAATGCCTTTGAATGCCATAGCTGCACCCACAATAGCCACACCCGCAGTACCAACAAAAGTAGCAACGCCCGCAAAATCTACCGCAGCAAAAATATCAGTCATGATTTTTCTCTCCAAAATATAAATACAAGATGTTTAAAGTTTTCGAATTAGCTTTTTTGCTATTCCGACAGGGAAGGCAGCAAAATAACCAAACACAATAACCGCCGCAAAACCGTAAGTAAAAGCCTCAGTTAAGTCCATTGCTGTTATCGTACTTTCAGCCAAGAAGCTGTCATAGTTGGAACGACTAATTAATATATGACCAGTACATTCCGAAACTGTTTCAGGCGTGGTATATAAGAAACCTTGCTCATTAACTAATACACACTGATTTTCCATTGCCACACCTGAACCAATTAAACTGTTATTTGTGTTTCCAAAGACTTGAATGCATGTTGACGCAAGCCTATCAAACGGTGGTTAATCTGGCTGTTTACCAAGGCATCCAAGGATAAATAACCGTAGGAGTTAACCGCCTTCATTGCCGATTGATAAAAACCTTTCTCAACAAATGCCAAATATTTAGGCATCGGCAAAATCAACCACGACATTTCGGGAAGGGTTTTTAGGGTCGGCATCCAGAATCAAATTTAAATTAACTGGGAATTCAACATTTCCAAACTGAGCAAATAACGCCGCATCATCTTTCATCGAAATGGTTTTTTCTTCCAGACCCAGCTTTTGAATATTATTGTCATCATTAACAAAGCTCTCGGCAGGCACCAAATAATGCACCTGAGCAAACGAATAGGGCTTAGGCGCACCAGATTTCTTTGAGATACCAGCACCTTTTGTTACAGCTGTTACGAATACAGTTAATCCAGACATGTTAATTCCTCTTTGTTTAATTACGCCAGTGTCAGGCGTTGATAAATATCGTTCTGATGATTGCGCTCTTTCAGCACCATCATTTCAGATAATTTGATTTTTTCGGTATGCACCGATTCCTCATAAATAATTGAGTTCAGTCGGTCAGGTATTTCAAACGATTCCAAATGACCCGTTAACCGTCTTACAACCTGCTCAGGCGTCATACCCAAACAATTACGCATATAATTAACCAGCTTGCCGCATTGAGTCGCACCGTTCTTAACCGCATTTTCAACACTGGTCATATAGGAACGTTTATGAGTCGCAATAGCGCATTGCTCCTCAGTATTAACAAACTCTAGGGCAGGGTAGGCACCCGATAAATACTTGGAAGGCTCCAGCAAGGCATCAAACGGAATAACCCTGTCTTTGGCCCTTAATTCCAATTCCCAACGCACCCAATTTGGATACTGCTTGGATTCCAGCTGCTTGCCTTTTTCGTACACACGCAACATCTTTCCGGCATCACGCGTACCAACATAAAACGACTTGCCCTTATCAGGATTGAAGCCATAACGCTTTTTGAGTGACTCCTCTTTGGGCTCCTTACCACGCCATGACTCCTTAGTATAAGAGGCATGCTTGAACATATGGCCAGACTCGATATAGCAATAGGAGACAGGACGACCACGCGATACAAACTGACCATGCTCAGCCATCTTGCGAGCAGTCTTGACGTCATACTTGCCATCAAACGAATCATGCGCAATATCTATACGCGTAATCTTTGCACCCGGCAGTTCATGCAAAATATCGTGCATGGCCTGCATATCCAGCGCAGCCGTTCCCGTACCTGAAAACGACATATAACAACCGTGGTTTTTAGCTCCCCAAGCACACAAACCCGCTTGTTGACCATTGACCAGAATACTAGCCGAATGGGGATAACCCGAAAATCCGCCCGAACGCAAAACAAACGTCCAATCGTTACCAGCCCGACCCAAATGATGATTAAGGCGATTGATAAAACGGTCAACCTCACCGCGACAGATACAATCAAGGGTATTCAGACCAAAGTGATTGAACAAATCACGTTTGACCTCATGAAACTTGTTACGGCTTGTAGAGTTATCAACCTCAAAGACCGTGCATTTCAACTTAGCCTGAAACGCTGCTACATAGTCAATCTTGGCAACATCGACAGCCATGTTTTCAGTCAGGTTAACCGACTTCTTGGAAAGCTTTGAATACTCGGCAAACTCATTGCCGCGAATAGCCTTGACCGACGCGCCCATTTTCGCCAAGTCAACCAGCTGACCAATATCCTCGGGAGTCCACGTCATAGAGAGGTAATCAATAATTGCAGTTGCCATTGTCAAATACCCCCGAGTCGAATAGTGATTGCCAGTTGTCCGAAGTCACCTGATGAAGCTCATAACCGGACGGAAAGAATTCAATGCCCATCTGATGCAACTCAGACAACGAGCGAAAGTATTCAGGCTCGCCACCAATAAAGGCGAACCCCGTACCGTCATCGTTGATTTCGTAATAGAGCTGCTCGGGCATAACTAGGCTTCCTTGCTTGCCTGACGCAAAGAAAAATAACGGGATATCAATCGTAAAATTGAAAAAATACCGTCGTAGACAAAAAGACCAAGCACCACACAGGCAATATTCAAAGGAAAAATAACCGCCATAAGAAACCCGAACTCGTCAACTGTCATTTGAATCAAGGCAGGCTCCATAGCTAGGCATCCTTGCGAGCATGCTTGGCTGCAATCCGGTCAAGAACATTCGTAGAAGTTACAGGGGCACTTTTAGCCATTGCCTGTAGAACGCCCAATGTCATACGACAGTCAGCCAGTGCACGGTGAGCTTTGCCATCAACAACAACGCCTTGTTGAGCGGCTGCATTAGTCAGACGCTGCCAACGGTAATTTTCATGGTATTCATCCCAGTCACCGTAGAATTCGGCATAAGCGAGCATGGCGCATTCGGCACTATCATCAATTGCATCAAGGTCAGTGATAACGTCATTAAGTTTGTAGCCAGCACGATAGGTAGATTGAGAAATCAATCGAGTGTCATAAGCCGCGTTATAGATAACCACACAACGACCAGCTAACAACGTCACAACATCCTGATAAATCTCAGACCATGACGGTGCATCAGCGACCATTTCGTTAGTGATGCCATGAATTGCTGTGGCATCGGCAGGGATTGGATGAGTAGGCTTAACCAGCGTATCCATCAACACAGTGCCTTGCGCATCAATAACTGAGAACTCACAAATTTCCGCATCAGAGCCGAGGCCAGTGGTTTCGGAATCCAAAATCACACAGTTTGAAGCAAGCCATTGTTTTGCCAGTTGAGCAGGTGAATTCGTTGTCATGTGAGCCTCAGCGCTTATCAATTACCAATATTGGTAATCGTAAATACCAATGTTGGTAATTGCAAGATACCAATTCTGGTAATTAACAGGCTACAATGAAGAAAACGCCGGAGGATTTATGTATCAAAATCAACTACTAGATGCCTACAAAAAAGCCCAAAACTACATCCAAGACAAGCAAATAGCACATGACTTAGATGTAGCCGCTTCTCGAATCTCCGAATATCGCAATGGCAAACGCCATATGTCTGATACACAAGCAATTTTTCTGGCGGAAAATGCAAACATCGACCCGCACGAAGCATTAATCTATCTGGCGGCAGACCGTGCCAAAGATTTCAAGGCGCAGAAGATTTGGCAGGACATCACGGCAAAGTTAAGTAGCCAAGGATTTCAGCGCCTAAGCCTTGGTATTACTGGATTTCTGGCGCTTACGGAACCCAAGCTTCAGTGCGCATTATGTATATTATGTTAAATACAGTATCCAATATCAGTGTGTGTGCATCTACCATGCTCCCTTTCATCTTTGCATCATTACCTTCTTTTCTGAGTACTGTACAATTTAACAGTATTGGGTATTTACCATAAAATAGGTAATTAGCACCTATTTTTAAGCACTGCTGCAAATGGTCAGTTTGCCTGGTGTTTCAAAGTTAGCTGGAATTACAAGAGATCCGGTTCTGTGATTGTTATGCACGTAACCATAACGCTTTACAGATAAAAACGAGCCCGAGCATTCTCGGGCTTCTGTT